TTATAAAGAGGATTAAGAGCGCAGCTAAAAAGCACGAAAAGGCCGAAGGCCCTAAAGGCGAAAAGGCTGAGGATAAGAAAGAAAAAAAGACTAAAAAGAAGTAGAGCTTAGGCCCCCGAAAGGGGGCCTTTTGCTTTATTATTAAAGCGATTCCGTGCGGAGTCAAAGCGTTACCCTTGCTAGCAGTACTTGCGTTTTTTCTAAGGAGAATCGGTATGTCTGGTTTCCAACCTGTCAATCAAAGAGTTGACAAAGCACGACCTGACCAGTTTTACACGGTCATTGTGCAAAACGTTCCCAATCCAATAGATAGCAAGCTTAAGGGGTTCATAGACGCAGCCAATGCAATTTTGGCTACACGTTTTATTCGGGGTCGATAGTGGACACCCAAAAAATATTACGCAAGGCAATCCCAGCCGCAGAAGCAAAGATTCGCCCAGAGTTTGACACCATGTTGCGTCAGTCTGGTTGGCCTGCTGCTGTCCGCGATAAAATTAACCTCGTAGTTACCGAAGACTCAATCGGAGTTGTTTGGCCGTCTGAGCTAAACAAAAAGGTAGACGACCTTGAGTACGGCACTGTGGGTAAGACTCCTACACACTTGATGCGCCGAATTGACGAGTACGTAGACTCTGTTGTTGGCGAGGAGATTTCTAAAGCCACTCTTGCAATTATGTTTAGCGGGTATATGCCGGTATGACATTTATATTATCTGAAGACGAAGCTCTTAAGGCTCACCTAAGCGGCATCACTGTAATTGATGAAAAGGCTGGCGGACCAGCTACGCCTAGACAAGTCAAAGTATGGTTTGGAACTCCTGATGTCGAACTGCGAGATGTAACTTTTCCGTACTTGACTATTGACCTTATGGACGTCCGCCTAGCGCCAGAGCGCCAGATGTCTGGAGTTATTTACGACCGCGACCGTGCAGGAACTGTAGCGGGAACTGACAACGAAGTTTACAGCTATGAGTACCCAATGACTTACGATTTGGTTTACCAGGTCTCAAGCTTTGCTCGCCATCCACGCCATGACCGCGCAATCATTTCTCAGCTTATGCAAAATAAGATTCCAAGCAAGTACGGTAAATTAGGCATCAGAAATGACGCAGATACAGAGACCACTTACCGACATATGTTTCTTGACGAGTTTCTAAAAAGAGACACCGTTGAGGATGGGCGCCGACTACTACGCAATATCTTTATTGTGCGAGTAGTTAGCGAACTAACCCATGCAGATGCTGCACAGGCAATCCAGCTTGTACAGAATGTCCAAATAAACGAAGCAACTACAAGTATCCCCCCGGACTACACACCTCTTTAACATACGTATACATTTAACTAACCTAAGGAGATATACAAATGGCAACTTACCAACGCCCAGGCGTGTACGTTGAGGAAAGCCTTAACGCACTAGCGCCTTCAGTCGGTTCGACTTCTAACACTGTTGCCGCGTTTATTGGCGCAAACAACAGAGGACCTGAGTCAGCAACACTAGTCACTTCATGGAGTGATTATGTATCTAAGTACGGCGCATGGAATGGCAACAACAAGCTTCCTATTGCTGTAAAGCTTTTCTTTGATAACGGTGGAAGCGCATGCTATGTAAAGCGTGTTGCAACTGGCGTTACTAAAAAAGTAGCTTCACGAATTTTTACAGATGGGGCAGCCGCACCTGCTACACCCGCAGAAGTACTAAAGCTAGAGGCCGCAAACGTCGGTTTTTGGGGTAGCAACATCTACGTAACGGTGGCTAACTCTTCTGTTTCTGGGCGTAAAGATGTACGCATCTCTTACCCAGACGTTAACACAACTGTAGAGGTATTTACAGACCTTACGTTCACAAACCCTGATGATGCTCGATACGGAGTTAACTTTATTAACTCACGCTCAAAGTACGTTGTTGCAACTTCTATGGGATTGACAGCTCAGCCAGCAAACACTTCCTCACCTGCTCAACTTGTTGGAGGACACGATGGCACTTTAGCTAACGACATTACTCCAGCTGAACTAGCAAACGCTGTAGTAGCGTTTGATACAGTGTTTAATTCTCTAGTTATTAACGTACCTGGAGTAACTACTGCAGAAGAGATTAGTACACTTATTGATTACGCCGAAGCCCGTGAAGACGTGTTTATTGTGATTGACCCTAAGGATGTAACCGCACAGGACCAACTGGACCTTGCAGCAACATATCCACAGTCTTCTTACGCAGCCGTTTACTACCCTAACGTAGTTATCGCGGACCCAACCGTTTCAACAAGCGGAGCTACACGAACAGCTTCTCCTGTTGGAGCAGTCCTAGGTTTGTACGCAACTACAGACGCTTCTCGTGGAGTCTTCAAGTCTCCTGCTGGCACTACATCACGCCTATCAGGAGTTGTATCAGCCCCAATCTTGACAAACGACGAGCTTAACAAGTTGAACTCTGCAACTCATCCAATCAACCCAATTAAGTACGTGGCTGGTTCTGGGTTTGTTGTCATGGGAGCTCGTACATTAAAGCCTGGTTACGTTGACCGCTATATTGCTGTTCGCCGCTCACTTATTTACTTACGTAAGTCTTTGACAGACCTTACTCAGTACGCAGTGTTTGAGCCAAACGACCCAGTATTGTGGCGTAGCCTCAACGCAACTGTGTCTGCATTCTTGACTGACTTCTGGTCACAAGGTGGACTTCGTGGCGATACCCCAACAGAAGCATTCTTTGTCAAGTGCGACGACGAGCTAAACACTCTCGCAGTTGTTGATGAAGGACAGGTTATTATGGAAGTTGGCGTGGCTCTACAGCGTCCAGCAGAATATGTAATCATTCGAATCGGTCAGTTTGACGGTGGAGCCACCGTTACTGTGACAGCCTAAGGAGATAAATAATAATGGCTAAGAAAATCGAACGCTGGTCCTCACATGCTACCGACCCACTTCGTGGGTTTCGGTTCCAGGCTGAGTTCCAAGCATCTTCAAACAGCGGCACAGTATTCTCAGACAAACTGACTGGGTTTACTGGCGGCTTTAACTCAATCTCTGGGTTGACAATTACAACTCAGAACATTGCATACCGTGAAGGTGGATACAACACCACTACACACCAGATTCCTGGAATGACCGCATTCCAGCCTGTAGCTTTCCAGAAGGGTGCCCTCTTTGGTAGCGACAACGCTATCGAATGGATGCGCGGCCTTTTTGCAGCAGCAGCTGGCGACGGACTTTCAACAATCGGCAAGGACTTCCGCGTAAACGTAGTCATCTACGTTATGGACCACCCAGACGCAAATCCTGCAGATATCGCATCAGCTAAGATGGCCTTCAAGATTCACAACGCGTGGATTCAACAGCTATCGTTCACAGACCTAAACGCTGGAGATAACTCATTGCTTTTTGAAACAATGACACTTGTCCACGAAGGTCTTACTGTCTACCACGTAGACTCAGCTAAGGCGACAACAACCCGAGACCCAATCTCAACAGGACCAAAGGGTAAGTAACAACTAACTAAGGAGTAATTTTCGTGTCAGAACAAATCGTAAGTCAAGATGAATTAAATAGAATTGCTCAAGAAGCTATGGCGGGGCCAGAGGTTGTAGTAACAACTGAGGCCCCTCCTAGCCCTCTTGTGGAGCTTCCTGGTGGCTTTGTTACTTTGGACGGAGAGCTAATCACTACCGTTGAAGTAAAAGAACTTACTGGAGAAGACGAAGAAATTGTTGCAAAGTCCTCTTCTGGAGCAAAGGCTCTACACACACTTCTTGTGCGTGGAACTGTAAGTATCGGAGATATGGAACCTGAAAAGGAAGACTTTGACAAGCTTTTAGCTGGTGACCGTGACAGTATCCTTATTGGTATACGTTGCGCGACATTTGGCGCTGAAGTTGCGTACCGAGCCACATGCTCTGCCTGCAACACTCAGCAAGAGTTTGATATTGATTTAAATGAAGACCTTGAGTACAAAAAGCTAGAAGACCCAGTAAACGATAGAACTTGGAACGTTACCTTGAAGAACGGCGACATTGCTAGCGTGTCTTTGCCAACAGGCAAAACCCAGCGAAAGTTAATGGATGCCCCGGACTCAATGACAGGCGCGGAACTAAGCACTATGCTGCTTACAGGGTGCATTAACTCAGTCAACGGCTCTCCTGCTCGCCCAAACACAGCGCTAAAGCTTGGCTTAAAAGACCGAGAAAAGATTATGTCTGAGATTTCAGAACGTAATCCAGGCCCACGCCTTGCGGAGGTGAGCAAAGCTTGTGAGGCATGTGGAGAAAAGATTTCTACTCCACTAAGCCTAGGCGCTTTGTTTCGTTTTTGATTACGAATCACTAATCGACCAATACGAAGTACTATCCCGAACATTTACTGGTTGGACATTACAAGATATACGTTCTCTATCATTTAGAGAGCGCAATAACTGGCTTTTACGAGCTCTTAAAAGAAGATAGGATGTTAAATGGCTATTAACTCTGGCTGGCTAGACCAGATGAAGTCTATGGCTGACATCAGTAAATTCCTAGATTCAGCAGACAAAAAGTATGACTCCATTGAAGAGTCTGCAAAGAACACTGCTAAATATAATAGAGATGCGGCTAGAGCAGCTGCTGGAGATAGCGGAGCTACTACCGCTAATACCAGCGGCGGCTCTGTTATGAACTCTCCGGGGATGCCTCAACATGGGTTTATGGGAACTCCTCCTCCTACTACAGGTGGGGGTACAGGGGCTAACGGTCAACCTCTTCACCCACAGATTAAAATTAACCCAGGCTCTGTTCAAACAGGAAGTGGCTGGGAAAAAAGCCCATTTGCTGACGTAGGTCAGTTCCCAATTATTGGAGGGCTTTTAGGAAAGCTTGTTGAGCCTGCAAAGATGGCTTACCAAGCAATGCCTACAGTTCAAGAATCTTTTGACTACGAATACATGCGTAACCGTGCTGCGTTTGCTGGTATGGGCGGGATGACCGGCAGCCGTCAAGACCAAGAAGAAGTAGTGAGACGCTTAGGTAAAACTACTGGACAAAACGGCATCGTTAACTCCCCGCTTGACGCCTATGAAGCACTTAACAACTCTCGTAACCTTGGTTCTAATACTGGAGCTATTTCTAGCAGCTTAGCTACAGCTACTAATTTAAGTCCTGGAATTGGCATGACGGCTGCTGCGGGAGCTTTGACTAGCCTTAACTCTGCACGCAGTGTAAACATGCTACGTATGATTGGCGTTAACATTCGTGACGCTTCTACGGGCAACATGCGTGAACTTAATAAAATTATTGAAGACCTGTGGGCAACTCTTAACAAGCAAAAGCGCGGTGGCGGCGCCATCACCAAAGACGATATTAGACTGTCTCTTCAGCCAGGTAACGCGCTTGACTCCTTACTTGAACAGTACTTTAGTGGTGACCCACTAACCAGAAAAATAATTGAGGATGGGCTTTTTGCAAAAGCTTCTGGTGTTACAGACTTAACTGACCAACAACAAATGGTAGATAAGGGAGTAATACCTGATGCAATCAGGTCTAAGTCAAAAAGAGACGTTGCTTCTAGCGGCGTAATTGCTACATTTACTGACGCTATTATACAAGGGTTTGAAACTGCAAACGCTGTTGCTAGAGCGCTTAGCGGAACTATTGAGAAGCTTTTTAACCTTCCTGGCTTTAGTCAATTTGCAAATCTATTTGCGGGTATGAAGGGATTCTTAGATACAGGCGTAAGCATCGGCAACGGCGTTGGTGGAACCATCATTGACAAGCTATCAGGAATCCCAGGGCTTGCCGAGGGCGGCCCAACTGAAGCTCGTAATATGTATCTTGTTGGCGAAAAGGGCCCAGAACTTTACGTACCTAGAACTGGACAACAGAGGGTTGTTGGTCAGGGTGGCCCAGAGCTATTTGTTCCTGAAGTTGACGGCCAAATTATCCCTAACCACAAGCTTAATTTTGCTGGGGGTATGCACACTGGTGGTGCCGTAACAACAAAGAGCCGCTCTGATGGTTCTCATAGCCACCCAGAAAAAGACCATGGAAATTGGCACAAGCACGGCAGTTCTGTAGGTAATACTAAAGAGCAAATCCCGCATGAAAAACTTCGAGGAATCTTGAAGCAAGCTGGATGGAGAACCGACGAAGATATTGAAAACGCAATTAAAATTATTTCTTTGGAGTCTGGTCGTAGGCCTTTAGCTGAGAACTTTGAAGGCGCAGATATGTCTTACGGCTTATTCCAAATTAACATGAAAAATGATGTGCCTGGTAACCAAGGCATGGGTAACCGCCGTAGAGCTAAATACGCTAAGTACGGAGTTGTAAACGACTGGGATTTGTTTGACCCAATTAAGAACGCTCAAGTTGCTTGGGAAGTATCAAGCGAAGGCCGTCAGTTTAAAGGGTGGTCTACCGCTGCTGCTGCAGGCCTTACAGGTCCGTTTGGAAACCCTCGTGGAAAGAACAAGGGCGTTGTAGGAGCTGTTGAGGGCTGGTGGAATAAGGGAACCGATGCGGTCTCCAGCGCAACTAACTGGGTAGCTGATAAGGCATCAGGAATCTTTAACAAGATAACTGACGTGGCAAGCGTAGCCGACGGCTTAAAGGCGTTCCTATCCGCGCTAACTACTGAGTTCCCTAACCAACTGAAACTCGCCGGTGTACGTGAAGCCGGAGGCCCAGTAACAACTAACGGAGTTTCCGGTAGCGGCGCGTATAATATTAACTACGGCGGAATAACTATTAATGTAACTGGCTCAGCAAATTGGGATGAAAAGAAGCTAGCTCAAGAAATTAAAAAGTCACTTGACTACGACAACCTAATCAGGAAGGCGGCTCACCACTAATGTCAGCAGCTCTACCGTCAAACGGAACCACTTATAGTTTGAAGTCCCCTCCTACGGCTGTAACAAGGTCCTCTCGTCAAGGGGCGACCACTATTTCAGCTCCTGCTGGATTAAACGCTCTTCTTGGAACCTCGGGGTTTACAAGCACAATCAAACCAAAGCCTGCTGCTGTTGACCCTGCACTAGGTACTGGTAACGCTATTTTGGTGGATGGGCAATCACTATTTCAGGCAAACTATTACAACTCAAAGCCTACGTCAACGACCCCAACAAAAACCATACCGTTTTCTACTTCTCTTTTATCTAACGTAGTGAACACAACGGCCACCTCCGGTCCTGACATAAACACCATCACGCTTACAGACAAGATTTCGTCAGCAAACAAGGACGTTTACGTTCAGCCAGCTAGCCACAGTGACTATACGTTTAACCTTTCCCCGCATCTTTGGAGTCTTCCTCTAGAGGCAAGAGTTGTAGACAACCGTCAGTTTGCTAAGTCAAACACACAGGCAGGCGCTACAAAAACAAACGTAGTTGGTAAAAACCCAAACGCTTCTGCGGGCGCAAAGAGCAAGATGCGCCGAGGAAGAATTATGTGGCACGCTAGTGCTCAAGACCTTCAGTACACAACTGGTAGCGGAGGAGCTGCTGGCGTAGCTGGTGGTAAGGCGCGTCAGATGGGATTTCAGTTCCTGTGGAACCCTGATTCGTTTTCTACTCAAGCAATCTTAAATGCTGATGTAACACCTTCTATGCAGGATAGATTTGTTGGAGTTGCTGGAGCGTTTCCTGGAACAGGCAACATTTCATTTACAGTGCGGTTAGACCGAACAAACGACTTTGCCTGCTTTGC